GGCGCTGGGATCACACCACGAGGGCAAGCGGCGTCTGACGGTATCCTACCAGACCTCGCAGGTGACAGTGTAGGGGCAGTACCTACACCTACGCCAATACGGCGTATGCCCTCTGATGAATTGGATGAAGCAATAGGCGCTGGGATCACACCACGAGGGCAAGCGGCGTCTGACGGTATCCTACCTGAAGCAACCGCCAGAGCACTGGAACTCGACGGCCCAGATGACAGTGTAGGTGCTGCCCGTGCCCACGAAAGTGGCACGATCCGGCATATGTCAGCAGATGAGGAGGATGTCCCGTTCTCCAGGCTGGGGAAAATACGCTACGACATGGTGGGACGGCTTGGGAAATCTGAGAACCCTCTAACACGTAAGCTGGCATCTCTCCTCGCGGAGGATGCTGTGGGTCTCGTGGATGATGCTGGGAACGCTGTAGTAACGCCCCACGCCGCATCTGAGACCGCGACGAGAAACTTCAGGAGATCCACCACCAAATTCTACCGTGCCGCTAATCCCGCATTTAGGGAATACGCGAAGGCACAAAAGATGGGCTGGTGGAAGCGTCAGTCTACAGGGCGTGATGAGTTCTTTGAGGCTGTTGGTCGCGCAGTGCGGTCACCCGACGTACACCCTGACCCCCATATCGCAAAGGTCGCGGGGGAACTCCGTAAGCTACATGCAGACATACTGCGTGACGCTAAAGCCGCTGGTATCCGTGGATTTGATGAGGTGGCTGAAAGTGGTACGTACATCATGCGTGTCCACAATCAGAACGCCATTCGGAGGATGCACGAACTATACGGCCAAAAAACTGTTAACCGGCTAGTAGCTACCGCGATGTCTGGTATCGGGCGAAACGCTGGTATGGATGATGATCGTGTTATGAAGATCGCATCCTCTTATGTGGAGAATATCCTGGAGCGGGGTTTCGGGCATGATGTCTCCTTCGCCAATCTGTTCGCTAAAGATCGTGAGGGGGTGTTAATTCACCTGTTGCGGAATAGCGGGACGAGTGATGATGATATCGCGTATATCGTGTCCAAGCTCCATGCTAATCCCAACAGATCCCGCATTGATCGTGCGAAGCAGAGGACCGACTTGGATGAGACAGTATCCATCCAGGCCACAAACAAAGCTACAAACGAAGTAGACACCATCCACTTCGCTGACATGTTGGAGAATAACGCAGAACGCTTGTTCAATAGTTACTCCAAACAAATGTCCGGGTACGGTGCCCTCGCTAAACTCGGAATTAGCTCAGAATCAGACTTTGTTTCTGAACTGAAGAAGATCCGTCAACGTGGTGCGGACATGGGGCTTGAAAAAGGTGTCGTGGATGCTGAAGAAGAGAAGCTTCAGGTAATCTTCCGCTCCATAGTTGGCCAGCCCATTAATACAAACTGGTCCCCGAAAGCGAGGGCTATCTCCGGTCTAATACGAGACTACAACTTCATGCGTGTCATGGGGCAAGTTGGTCTAGCACAACTCGCTGAGATCGGGAATACCGTCGCAGAGGTGGGATTACGTGCCACGTTGCAGGGGATGCCAGCACTCAGAACCCTATTCAGGGACGCACGGACGGGAAAACTCAGTAATGAGTTTCTTGATGAAATTGAGCTACTCATGGGGACCGGTACTGATCGCCTCCGAAATCAGAACTTCAATAGGTTCGATGATGTCGGGGGCACTTTGGATGACAGTAGTCATTTTGAGGGCCTACAAAGAGTTGCACATGTTGGTACACGCGCAGTAGCTGACGCTTCCCTGATGAACGGCATTAATATGGCGTTACAGAGGACAGCGGCAAGTGCGGCGTTCCATAAGTTTGCCAACGAGGCGGCTGCTGGTAGCGTGAAGATCAGTGATCGTCTGAAAGGGTTGGGTATTAAAGATCAGGATATGCTTGATCGCATCTTTCACCAGATCAACACTAAGGTAGATCAGGTCGAAGGGGGGCTAACTGGCCGGAAGATCAAGAGCCTTATGATGGATACCTGGGATGATCAGGAAGCCGCTTCGGTGTTTATCGGCGCAGTGGATCGGCAGACCAAGCGTATGATCCAAGAGAATGATATCGGGAACCTCAGTCAGTTTATGACTTCTGATTTGGGGAAAATCATCATCCAGTTCCGCACGTTTGCGGCGGTGTCGTACTCCAAGCAGTTGCTACGGAATATCGCGCTGAAGGATTCTACATCCGCACAGGTGTTCACATTCAATCTGGTCTCCGGGTCTCTAGCATACTTGGCACAGGTGGCATCAAGAGCGCCTGGGCAAGAGGATATGGATTCATATCTGGAGGAAAAGTTATCCATGGATAGGATCGCGGCGGGTTCGTTCACTAAGAGCGCGTACTCATCGATCTTACCGCCCATTCTAGACACGATAATAGATTATTCTGGGGCTGAACCAATCTTCAGCCACCGTTCATCAGGACTTTCATCTTCTGGGTTATTGCAGAACCCCACTACGGATCTCCTTGATAGGATGAGAAGAACCGTTGGTGCCAGCGCGGAACATCTAACAGGCGAATCTGAGTTCTCTAAGGCTGATCTTAGAAACGCTACTGGGATGCTGGCCCTCCAGAACGCCTACGGTATCTACAACACCCTCCAAGCATTGGTCAACGAGACTAATCTACCTGACTACTCCAACTAACTAAAGGAACCATAAATGGCACTATCTCGTGAGACGTTCACGGGCAATGGTTCGACTCAGACCTTTGCCATTAACTTTGATTACATATTAACATCCCACATCCACGTGTACGTAGATAACGTCGAAGACACTGGGATCACCTTCCCAACATCAACTACCGTTACACTTACCAGTGCCCCTGGAGTCGGAGCGGTAGTTTTAGTCAAACGTGAGACCCCTCTATCGGGCCGTCTTGTTGACTATGCTGACGGTAGTGTCCTCTCCGAAGCCACGATGGATAAGGATAGCCGTCAGAACTTCTTTCTAAGCCAGGAAGTTGATGATGACTTTTCGGACGCACTGACAAAGTCTAATGACGGTGTGTTCGATGCTGATACAACGCGCATCAAGAATGTTAGTGACCCAACTTCAGCGCAAGATGCGGCCACGAAGAACTATCTTGAGAACACTTGGCTATCCACCAGCGACAAATCGAACATATCCACCGTGGCGGGGATCTCATCTAACGTAACCACTGTTGCTGGCATAGCGTCTGACGTGACTGCCGTAGCCGGGGATGCCACGGACATAGGGGTAGTCGCGGGTGTGACAACTGAGATTGGCCGCTTGGGTACAGCCGATGCGGTAGCTGATATGGCGATCTTGGCAACCACCGACGTGGTAGCTGATATGGCGATCTTGGCAACCACAGATGTGGTAGCTGATATGAATACCCTTGGAACCGCCGACGTGGTTTCCGATATGAATACCCTGGCCGTGTCTGACGTAATCGCAGACATGAACACGCTAGCAGTGTCGCAAGTAATTACCGATATGAACACATTGGGGACCGCCGATGTGGTTTCCGATTTAAACACCTTGGGCACATCCGATGCCGTAAGCGATATGAACACGCTGGCGGCAATAGCTAGTGACATCACGAGCGTGGCTGCTGACGCAACAGACATTGGAGCCGTTGCCGGTAAGGCAACTGAGATCGGACGCTTAGGGACCGCTGATGCCGTTGCTGATCTTGCTATCCTAGCTACCGCCGATGTCGTAACTGACATGAACGTGCTGGGAACAGCGGATGTCGTAAGTGACATGAACGTGCTGGGAACAGCGGATGTCGTAAGTGACATGAACACGCTGGGAACGTCTGACAACGTCACGAACATGGCGACAGTCGCAACGAACATCGCGGGGGTCAACTCGTTTGCGGAAAGATACCGGGTTGAAGCGTCTGACCCTGCGTCTAGCCTAGATCAAGGCGATCTGGTGTTCAATACCGGGGCTTCACTTCTGAAATATTACAACGGCTCCGCATGGGTCAGCGTGAGCGCCCCTGACGTAACTCTGGCCGACGCCACGGCGCTGGCGATTGCCCTCGG